TACAATTACCGAAATACACCATAATTGCCCACCTTGTACCACCGAAGAGTGTGATAACTATTGCGGTGAAGGTGATTTAGTTTTAGAACTAATGGGTGGTTTTTGTAAAAAATTTGATTTTAAAATTGGTGATGAAGTTAAATTTTAACCTTCACTAATTTTTTCTTGTAAAACTTTCACAAATTCATTTTGAATCATTTTGGTAAACTTAACTGAAGGTGAATCTTCAGCTTCATTGTATCTACTACTACCTTTTGGTGGTCGAGTACTTCTACCCATAAAGTTTAACCCTGATATGTTTGTAATACATTTGTGTCCTCCACTATTTGCTTGAATAAAATCCCAAGCATTAACTTTAATATCATCCAACATTTTTCTATGTTCTTCAGGTAATTCAGAAAAAGGCATTTCCATCATTTCACCAATGTGATATAATTTTTCTCTACCATCTTCCATTGTCTTATATTCTTTACCATATAAAGCAACAAAATCTTTAAATGTAAACCCTGTTGATTCTTGATTAAAATCTTTTGAAGATTCCGAAACCCATTTAATAGTTGACAACGGTATCTCTCTTTGTTTTAATTGGTCCTCCCATTTAGATAACACTTCTTGAGCAATCTCACCTAAATTAACACCTTTTAATTGACGTTCACCTTTGAATGGATTACAAGACGCTTGAACTAATCCCAAAGGCCAAGCAATAACAATAAAATCAGCCTCCGGGTTATTTTTAAATGGTGTATATCTGTCATAAGAACCTGGCTTAAACATTGACCCACCGCCATATTGAACAATAACATTATTTAACACTTTAACATTAGGACTTGTTTGCATTGATTTAACATACTCATCTTTATTCACTTCAAGTTGTTCCGGTTTAGCATAACCCTTCTCAACCATTATTCTTTTTATTGTATTAAGAATATTCAATAAGGATGGCGTACATTCCATCACTAATGTTTCTAAAAACCCTGGTTTGTTTTTGAATGCCAATAATAATTTGTTAGCAACCAACCCCATTAACATTTTATTTTTCACTAATGACTTATCCTTATCTAATTTGAATAAATAAGAGATAACTTGGTCAACACTTATTTCGTTAGATGCGTAATTGGCAGAATCTACCGTTGAAATTAATAATATATCTGAAGATGGGAATAATTCTTTTGGTGAAACTATCTGTGATATTGTTTCAACATTTGAACGAGAACTTCTGAACGATGTTGATTTGGTATCTTCAGCACCGGCCTGTCTATCGTGGTGGTCGGTATGAATAACAAACATTGGTTTCCCATGAGCAAAGTCAACTAACACCGGCATTGTATCACCACTAGCATCGTTTTTTTTCACAGCAAATTCTTTATCACCGTATTGAATAACATGAGCCCCTACCACTTTAATACCATTGTTTTCAAGGTATTCTCTCATAGCAATAGCCGTAGTTACACCATCTAAATCTTGGTGAAAATATATTTCTGCTTTAGGATATCGTTTAGCGAGAGCGTTAATATCTCTTATCCCACTTTCTTTTATAAGATTTTTCATTAATCTAATCCTAAAAAATGTAGTCCTTTATCAATTATATCTCCTTCGTCAGCGATACATTGTTTGAAAAGTTCAACATCTTTAGGTGGCATTTTACTAGAAGTCATTCTTCCCCACGTACCATCTGCTGGTGAAACACCAATCTTACTTTGATATTTAGTAATAGCCTCCATAGTTTTATCATCTATTTTACCATCAACCTTTAAAGGTTTATTAGAATCATCTGTAATCCCTTTTTTATTAAGAAAACGTTGTAACCCTTTTTTTTGTTCAGGAGTTTCCTGTTGTTCATTAACTAACCCGTATCTTGAACGAATATCACTTCTTTCTTCTTCAGAAATTATAAATCTTTTTGACATAATAAATTGTTTAATTATAAATATACAGAAAATAAAAAAGAGGTTATAACACCTCTTCTTTTAATTCTAACTTTGTTTGTTTTCGTTCGTCTATTAATGATTGGACTCTTTTCCGAGCAATCTCTGTATAATCCGGAGATAACTCAATTCCAATCCATCGTCTTTCTAATAACTCCGCAGCAAAAGCCGATGTTCCACTTCCCATAAATGGGTCAAAAACTATATCATTCTTATATGATAATATCTTAATTGCCTTAACCGGGATGTCCATTGAGAAAGTTGCCTTTGTTAATGATTTGGTATCAGCAAAGTATTCCCATCGTCCAAAAACTAAATTCATAAAGTCTTTCTTATCCTCATCCTGATAAACCACTTTACTTTTAATGGTTCCGTCCGGCTGCTCAACATCTGTTGAAACACCTTTCCACTGAGATTCACCCTTGGTTAGTTTCTTATTAGTTTTTTTGTAAGCCAATATGATACATTCCTTTGGGTTATAGATGTAAGGACAACTAGCACTCATCCAACTACCCCAAGCAGTTTGTCTAACTCTATGAGGACTATCCTCAGTCAAATCAACCATACCAAAGAATTTGAATCCAACTTGTTTCATCATCATCCAAAATTCAGCGTTGAATAATATTCTTCCTCCTCTTTCTTGAACATTTAATTCAATTGGGACATTGATAGCAACTCTACCATCATCTTTTAATATTCTTAATGATTCTGTTAACCACTCTCTTGTGAAATCCCAATAATCATCCATTGAACGCCCATCATCGTATACATCGTATGATACATTGACATTATAAGGAGGCGATGTCACCAAAAGGTCGACACAACCATCCGGAAGTGTTTTCATCACCTCAACACAATCACCATTTATAATCTTTCCTGTCTCTATCATATTAATCTTTTAATTGGTATTCCCAACCATCATCTGTTTTAATTGGTGTAATCTCTAAATCCAAGAACACCGCGTTTTGGTCACTAGCGTATAAACCTAATATATTATAATCGTAAAACTCTTCAGCCTCACCCATCGTCATTAGGTCTCTCTCTTGTAGTATGTTTAATATTCTTTGTTTGGAATACAACATCTTTCTTCCCGGAGAACCGAAGTCCTCAACAATCCCAACGATTGCACTTTCTAATCCGTCTAATAGAACCGCACCTTCTGCGTATTCATCAATATCAACTGTTACTCTCAAGACGTTCAATTTTACGATTCAAATACCACAATGCTTTTTTCATATCCTGAAGTTCTTTATCTGTGTCTTTTTTACCCGCTCTTGCAACATACTTAACCACGTTGAAGATGTAAGCGTCTTTATCTAAACCCCAAGCTTCACACACTTTTACAACCTCATATGGATTGTCCTGACCACCGTAATGTTCCGGGTGGTTCACCATTTCTTTATTATCACTCATAATTTTACTATATAATATTTTCCTAATTTTATACTTTTTGTATACCCATTTCTAACAGAGAATAATGGTTTTGTTGTAACATTAACACCAATACCATTATTAAATCTAATGGACCAACCTGAAGGTGATTTACTGTATAATATTGATTGATTAAATAATTTAATCACAGTTTGACTACAATCCGCACCTATATAATATGTTTTTTTAGATAGACACATAAAACCCTTCACTTAAATTACTTTCCTTAATATAACCTTCAGATATTAAAACATCTAATTGTTGTTTTGTTTCTTCCAAACTTTGTTTTAGAATATACTTTGAAATGTAACTGATGTGGATTGGTTGTCGTAACTTATCCATCAAATTTTTAATTTGTTTTTTGTCCATTATGATAATAATTTTCTAGTTATTTTAACACTTTGATTAACATACGATAATATTTTTCTTTTGAAGATTGGTATTAATGTTTGTTCCAATGGAAATATATCACTACAAAACACTTCAAATATTGGATAATCTATTTCGTTATTTTTCTCATATGTTTTTGAAAAAGTAGAGATAATTTCCGGTATAGTCAAACTATCCTGTTGTCCTTTGAAAATTAATTTTAACGATGTTTTTGTTTGACCTTTAGTTTTATATACCTTTCTTGTTGTATATTGCCATATAAAAATTTCTTCAGGTTGTTTGTAGTAAAAAAACCCTGACTTACTTTGTAGATTATTTTTGTTTTTCTTTACGACTACATCAATAGAATCGTAAACAATACTCCAAATTGATTTTGCGAAATTAAAATAG